GTTCTGTATCATTCCTAAACGAGTGTTGTGTCTCGAATGAAAACTGTCGAACAGTTAAACGGAAAGGAGAAAAGTGGTGAAGATTAAAACGGGAGAGATTTACAAGGTCAAGCATAAGACGAAAGGAGAATTCGTTCTTGCCGTGAGGTTTACTGATACAATCTTTACAACAGGAATGATTGTCGCAGGAAAGGCGGGAGCTTCTGAAAAGAAAAACGAAAAAGGAACGGGAGAAAAGGTAACAGTCAGAAACGCTTTTTGTGAATTCGAAAAGATAACAGAGCCTGAGATCGATGGAGGACAGAATTTTATTCATTTCGAAAAAAAGAAAGGGAAGGAATTATGAATTTTATTTGCGTGTATCGTTTCAAACAATTTACACTGACTGTCGAGGCTGATCATCTTGACAAATTAAAGAATGGATTCTTGATTGACAATCGAAATCGGCTCACAGAATCTTTGGAGTGTGCGAGATATTGGATCCCGCCTTCCCAAATCGATCACATAGAAATTGGAGGGAGTTGAATTATGAAATTGATAATCACATTTGAGTTGGATGGGATTTCGAAAGTCACTGAGACAGATGAACTTTGCAAAGTGCGTGAAGGATTCTGGATTGATGACTCTGGAAATTACTGTCAGAGTCACGAAGCTTCAATATATATTTTGCCTCACATGATTCATCGGATCCACAAAGCGCAGGAAGAAAAATACGAAGTTGTTGACGCAGAGTTTCAAGAGGAAGAGACATCATGAGTGGTGATCCGAATCAGCAGGTGCATGAAAAAAAGATTGTTCGCTTCACTGTCTCCGGATTGAAGAAAGGCGAGTTACTGAACAGGTCTCGAAAATTCAAATGCTCTATTGCCGCGACACGTTGCAGGAACGAAATGATCAAGAAAGGCTACACTGATGTTGGCATGTTTAAGAATACGAAAATCTATAAAACGGAAAGGCTTTTTTAATGAAGATCAGTAAAAGGCAACAGAAGATAACAGAGCAGGAACAGAAAAAGGTTGACGATTGGAATAATAAATATGCTGTTGGGCAAAAGGTGATTGTCACTAAAGATGACGGTAGTGAGTTTGAAACTGAAACAAGATATCCAGCAGAGGTGTTGAGTGGTCATACTGCCGTTGGCTGGTTCAAGGGAATCAGTGGTTGTTATTTACTGGAGAGAGCGAGGGCGGCCACATGATTAAACTCTTGAAGCGTTTTGCAAAAAAGATTGAAAAGCTGAATGGGCATCCAGAAGAAAAGTATGATGGGATTCAAGAGTATAGACACGATACGCCGTCGGGATGCGAACGGTGGTTTATGAAATATTCAACAAAAGAAGAAATTGCAATAAAAGAAATCAAGACAATGGTGAATTTTAAGAAAGGAAAAAATGAAAACAATTTATTTTGATGTTGAGACAGTGACAACACATCCCGCAGAAATTTTGTGTGGCACAGCCGTTTGTTGGTTTGAGAATATCAGGGGCGCCTATATGTTGGAAAGGGCGAGGGCGAAATGATTAAACTCTTGAAACGTCTTGCAATAAAGATTGAGGAACTGAGCGAACACGTGGTCGGGTATTGTGAGGATGAAATTTGCAATCGGGATTTCTGTCCTGGGATAATAGAGAGGGAGGAAGGGTCTTGTTGTTGTTCTGCTATCAGCAATCCTCCTTGTGGGTATTGTGAAAACAATCGAGTCTATTGTCCAGAGTGTGGCTGGGAAGGATAATAATAATTTAATCAGTTATTCGAATTTTTCGAACAACTCAAAACGAAAGGAAAGAAATGAAAACAATTTATTTTGATGTTGAGACAGGCGGGACGGATGACAAGGTGAATCCTATTTTGCAACTTGCAGGAACAATCGAGCTTGACGGAGTGAGAGATTATTCATTCGACTTTAAAATGAAACCATTTCCTGGTCAGGTGATTGAGGACGAGGCGCTGGAAGCAAACGGGATTACTCGTTCGCAGATTGAAACTTTTGCTGATCCTCACGATTGCTATATTCAATTTATAAGAATCTTGAACAAGTACGTTGACAGGTTTGATCGCTCTGACAAGTTCACGCTCGTTGGATATAATTCTCGATTCGATGACGGGTTCCTTCGGGAGTGGTTCAAGAGATGTCACGATAAATATTATGGCAGTTATTTCTTTTGGCCTGCCATTGATGTGTCGAATATGGTTGCCGTGAAGTACAGGCAAGTCCGAAGTCAGTTTGAGAACTTCAAATTGATGACAGTTGCAAAGTATTTGAAAATTGAGGTTGACGAAAGCAAGGCTCATGATGCTGCCTACGATACGATGATCACGAGAGCTGTTTATTTGAAATGCCTCGGAGCCGTTTAAAAACCTGGAGAGTTGCCAGAGTCTGGTAATGGGCCGGATTGCTAATCCGAGACAGGGTAAAACCTACATAGGTTCAAATCCTATACTCTCCGCCAAAGGGTGTGTGGCAGATTGGGAAATGCGGCAGATTGTAAATCTGTCTCCTTCGGGATAGTGGCGGTTCGATTCCGTCCACACCCATTTTAAAATTTGGACAGTAGGCAAATGGTTGCAAACGGTCTTGAAAACCGTGACGGGTGAAACCGTACAGAGTTCGATTCTCTGGCCTCCGCCAATTAAAGAAAGGAATCAAATGGATATTTTTAAGCTACAAACAGAAGCGTGGAAGATCGCAGAAGAAAAAGGCTGGCATGAGGGAGAGGGGCTTTCGTTCGGAGAGTTTATTGCTCTCTGTCATAGCGAGCTTTCGGAAGCTCTTGAGATATACAGGGAGAAAGGAGCTTCTGCAATTACTGAGGTTCAGCCGTTCGAGTGGCTGGAGTATACTTCAAATGGAAAGATTGGCATGGAGGTTGTTTCTTCGGTTCCAGGAGGGATTCCGATTGAACTCGCTGACGTAATCCTGAGAATTTTTGATTATAGCGAGACTTGTGGGATCAACATGCAGAAAGCGATTGAGACGAAAATGGAGTACAACAAGACGAGGCCTTATCGCCACGGCGGGAAAGTGATATGAGCGTTGAAAAATATATCACGCTTAGTGTGTTGAGAAGCAAGCGGGATCAGATGCGAGGTTTCGCAGAAGCAGAAAAGTTTTTGAGAGACAGGAACGATGTCTATCTGTTAAGCTTAGATTCTTTTATGGAGTCAGTTAATGAAAAGAGAATCAATTTTGAATATGAATGTCTTGAAGTAAAAATCAATCCAGATTTCGACTGGTAGAAAGGAGAGAGCTTTTGATTCAGATTAAAATAGATGTGCAACAAATGAGGTCAGGGCGAATTGCTGTTGAGCTACAGACTGGACTTTGCAAAACAAGACCAATGACAAAAGGCGAAGCTCAGATTGCGTGTCAGTTAAAAAGCATCCTCGCCTTGATCATCGCTGATCTTGCAAACATGCTACCTGGATCATCGATGGCCGTTGGGCAGGAAGACGTTGAGACACTGAAAGGTCTTGAGGATCTTGATCTTGACAAAGGTGAAAATGAAAAATAGAAAAGTGACTAAGTGTATAATTTGCAAAAAGCCAGTGAAGCAAGAACGAAAGACGTCCGCTGATAGACTGACCTGCAAAAGAAAGCGAGTCAATGGAGTTCTGGTAAAGTCTGAATGTGAGATGGAAAAAAACAGACGCTATCAAAAGAAGTATAGAAAAAAGAATCCTCCTGGTTCGGTTTCAAAGAAATCAATTCAGGACAGGAGCGTTGCTTTGAGTAGCACGAAACATCTTGCCAAACACAAGACAGTCAAATATAAAAGACATTGCTTGAAGTGTGAAAAGAAATTCACGGGGGTCGGGGCTTATAATAGAATTTGCAATGAATGTACGGTTATAAATTCGAGAACGAAACCTTTGGTAGGAGGATAACAGAATGGCGTCCAGGAGCGAGACAAGAAACACTTTCAATCTTCATGTTGATGTCAATGATCTCACTGACATGTATCAGGACATGAACAAGGCTTTGAGAACAGCGGTCGTTCTTACGCTGAACACTGTCGGGAGAACGATCAACAAAGAGATCGGAACTGACATCAAGAAAAAATATAATATCAAAGCAAGATCGTTGAAACTTGGAAAGGTTGTCAGGCTCAGACGTGCAGATAGTAGAAAGACTGTCCCATTTTTTACAATCTCTATTCTAAAGAAAGGCAGAGGATTGTTTTTATACAGTCCGAAAAAAAGCAAGAGGGGGGTCAGTGTCAAGGTTAAGGGAGGGCGAAAAGTCGTCAAGGGATCTTTTATTATTAAATCAAAGAAGGGCTTCCAGTATGTTGCGAGAAAACATAGAAAGGGAGGATTTGTTCAGAGGGTATCGAGAACTGGAAAGAGATACAGGGCGCCACGGAGTGAAAGATTGTTCGGTCCTTCGATTGCTCAGTTGTATCGCAGGAAGAATGCCTTCAGGATGATAAGTAAAATAATAAAGAGAGACTATAAAGATAAGCTTGACGAAAATTTTAATAAGCAGTTTGAAAAGAAAAGATAATTTTTTAAGAAAGGAAGAGTATTATGGAAAAGAAAAAGACTTCAACGCCACAGCCTCCAAGAGTCAGTGGAACTTTTAAAGAGAATCTGAAAACGAAGCTGACTCCGGACGAGCTTGCAGAATATGCAAAGACACTCTCGCAGAAGTACATTGATAACGTACAGCTTGAAGCGGACAAGAAAGGAGTCGTTGCAGAGTACAAGGCGAAGATCGATGTCCTCCTCGGGCAAATGGGGCTCTTGAGTCAGAAGGTTTCAACACAGCACGAGTGGCGTGACGTTGAGTGTCATTGGGCGTATAACTGGAAGACCGACAAGAAACAGCTTATCAGGCAAGACACTGGAGAGGTTTGTCGTGATGAAAAAATCACAACAGCAGACAGGCAAAAGTTGTTCCCTCTCCCAGAAAAGAAAGGAAACAATGCGAGTACAAAAGCTAAGTAAAAACAGATATGTCGGAGATCTTTGTATTCATGGCCACGAATACAAAGACGCTGTTTTTGAGGGCGGGAGCCTTCGATATAAAGGTTGCAATACTTGTTGCGTATGCAATGCGCTCTCTGTCGCGGCTCGAAAGGTTGAGCAGGAAGAATATCGAAACAAGCCGAAGAACAAAAAGAAAATGCAAAAGTATCAAGCGGATTATCGAGCGGAGAGAAAGAGAGCAACCGAAATGAAATTTCGTGGAGGATCATTGAAAATCGCCAAGACTGCATCTAAATATAAATCATGTGATTTTAACAAAGGCTGAATATGAAAAAGAAAAAAGTCAAAATTGAATTATTATCAATGACAGCGTATGCAAAGCGAAGGGAGGTCTCCTATGAGATCATACGAAGATACTGCAAGGACAAGCCGACAAAGATCACTCTCGTTGATGGGAAGATCGATCCAGTTGCGGCCGATAAGGAACTTGCCGCAAACCTCAAAATTAATGGGAATGCGAAGCTTGGAGCAAAGGGAACAAAGGTCACAGGAGAGAACCACACTGTTGAATTCAACAAGGCAAAAGCACGGAGAGAAAAAAGCAAGGCTGATCTCGCGGAACTTGAGTATGCAGAAAAGGCGGGGAAGGTTCACAGCAATGAATCTTGTGCGAGGGAGGCGGAGAGTTTGTACAGAGCCTACAGGGATCAAATGCTGAACGTCACTATCAGGGCAACAAAGAAACTCTTGGGAGTGACTGACGAATTCAAATTCAGAAGAATCTTGAAGGCGGAAATCGAAAATGCAATTAAGCAGGTAAAATAGAAAGGAATATAAAATGATAAAAAATCCAAAAATCGGAATGAAGGTGAAAGTGATAGATAGGCGGCATTGTTGTGTTCCCGATGAAGACAACCGTGCTGAAAATGGCGTCATTGCAAGTGTGAGTAATGTAGATTCGTTTTTGGTTAAAACGGATCGCGATCCAAATCTGTCTTTTTATAGATGCAGGAAGTGTGTAGAGGAGATAAAATGACAGACGAACAAGAAAGGAAGCTTTATACAATGGGCGATCAGAAATTGTTGATCGAACTTGCCATTGCATACAGCAACACTGAGGACGCAGATCTTGAATGCTGTAACAGAAAAAACATTCTGGCGATTTTCAAAGACTTGAATCTTGACGGGCCTTGTGATACAAATACGAAATTGCTATTGCACTGTGACGGCGCAAAAGAAGGGAGCGGGTCTTAACATGGAAGATCACTACAAGCCGCTAGGAGTGAGACGTAACGCAGATCAGCAAGAGATTAAAGACCAATATAGATTATTGTCGAAAAAGTATCATCCTGACAAGCCAGACGGCAATGCCGAGAAATTCAAAAAGCTTGCCAGTGCCTATGAGGTTTTGAGTGATCCAGAGCGAAGGAGGTTTTATGATCTCACTGGGAGCGATGTATCTGAAAAAGACTATGACAGAAAGGCTGGCGGGCTTCTGCAACAAATGTTCCAGTTGGTTCTCTCACAGAACGGACTTATCAAGATCCAAAAGATGGATATCTTGTTGGAGATGAAAAACAATTTATTCATAGGCATGGGAGAGCTTGACAAGAATATCAAGGTCGCAAGAGATAGCAGAAAGGAAATCGGAAACGTTTTAAGGAGATTGAAGCATAAAAGCAAAATGAATCCAATTGGCCTTATGTTAATAGTCGAGATCAAGAAACACACTGAAACGATTGAGAAATCGAAGCATGACAAAGAGGTTGGAAAGAGAGCCAGTCACATGTTGAAGGAATATGGATATGATTTTGACAAGGAAATGAAAATGAATCATCGTGTAATGTATGGAATGAAAGCTATGAGTCAGACTGTTACTTTTACGGGGGCAAGCTAATGAGCGAAAAAACAGAACAGAAACTTTTGGTCAAATGGTTCTCGTATCAATACAAGCCTTATAAAATCATAGCGATTCCCAACGCTCAGAAGTTTCTCGGAAGGGCTAAGAATATTTTTTCAATGATCAACTCAATGAAGGCAGAAGGATTCGCTCCTGGGACTTCCGATCTGTTCATTGCAAAGCCAGTGGGAGAGTATGGAGGCATGTGGCTGGAAATGAAAGACAAGAACAAGTCCTATGATGACGTTGAAGAAAACCAGAGAAAGTTTATTCAAGATATGCTTGGCTCCGGTTATTATGCGACGTGGAGCGCGGGATTTGAGAATGGACAAAGAGAGATTGAAAACTATATGAAAGGGTTATGTTGAAAATTATATCATCAAAAAGAAAAGATTTAACGGGGTTGAGATTTGGCAGATTAAATGTGCTGGGATATCACGGCTTGTCTAATAATGGCAAAGCGCGCTGGCTTGTTAAATGTGATTGCGGAGAGGAAAAAATTGTGCGCGGTGATCACTTGGGATCCGGCAGAACAAAGTCTTGTGGGTGTTTGTGGAAAACAACCAGCCCTTTAAATGCAAAAATCAAACACGGGGTTGCGGCACAAAGACATATACAACGTGGCAGCAAATGAAAAACAGATGTTTTAATAAAGATGCACATAATTATAAATATTATGGAGGACGCGGAATTACTGTTTGCAAAAGATGGCTAAAGTTTGAAAACTTTTATAACGATATGGGCGAGAGACCAAAAGACAAAACCATTGACAGGGAGGATAACGAGGGCGGTTACAAGCCTTCTAACTGTAAGTGGAGCACTCTAAAGGAGCAAGCAAATAACAAAAGACCCATTGTGGTCAAAAAGGAGGTTGGACGTGGGCCAAGCGAATAGACGCGGAACATTTGAAGAACGAAAAGCAAAATCGATAATCAGAAAGAAAGAAATGGTCAAGGCTACACTGAAAGAACTTGAGACTCCTGATCCTGCGGTATCGGAAGAAGAAAAGCGAAAACAGTCTCACGCAAGAATTGCCATATTATCATTCGCGGCGATGCTGAACAGGGCGGGAATGTCACCGAAAGAAGGAAAGCGCAGACTGAAACGATATAACAAAAAAAGATAATTTTTTAGCGGCTGTGCAAGGGTATCCACGCTCCAATGAAACGGGGACACGGGATCGTTGGTTCAACTCCAACCCGCAAGTGAGAGAACGAGAGAGGTTCAAACCTGAGTGGCTCGGCCTTGCGTAAATAATGTTAAAAGGAAGGAGATGTTATGAAAGATTTTACTTTGTTATGTATTAGCATAGACGGCGATGATTTCAATGTGCATGTAAAAACAGACGCTCGCACTCTTGAGTTTCAAGTTTATCCTGTACAGAAATGGACTGGCGTGAATGATAGCAAGGGGCGGTCATACATCGACAAAGAGAATGAACCAGATTTGTTAGATAAATTTGAATCCAGTAAATGCTTGATAAAAATGGAGGGTTCGTTTTGCTGGCGCGGAGTGTGGGAAGGCAGGCTATACTTTACCGATGATGAATATTGGGGAGAGGATATTGAAATATTATCCAAACTATACAACAACCACATCGTGCCGTGGTGCAAAGAATTTATAAAGAATCGCGAACCCGGATGCTACTACAACGACTAACACATATAATAGAACTTTGACTTGCAAAAGTTTTGTTTTATTATCTGTGCATGGTCGCAATCAAGAAAGGAATATTCACAAAGGCCGCTCTCAGGGGATTGACACTCGATCCAGATCTTCAGGTTCAGGAATGGGCAGAACAGTTTCGGATATTATCTTCGAAAGGTTCTGCCGAGCCTGGGCGTTGGAGAAACGAGCGGACTCCATATCTCAGTGAAATCATGTCATGCCTCTCGGCTAGCAGTCCAGAGGAATATATCGTTTTTGTTTCTGGGACACAACTCGGAAAAACAGAATGTATTCTGAATTGGCTTGGTGAAATCATTCACTTGATGCCGGGCCCAGCGGCTGTCGTTCAATCAACACTCTCCTCTGGAGAAATCTTCTCGAAGCAAAGACTCCAACCAATGATCGACTGCACTCCCGTTTTATATAATAGGGTTGCGAAGTCTCGTGAACGTGAAGCAGGGAACACGACTATGATGAAAGAGTTCCCAGGCGGCAGCGTCAACATTCTCACAGCTAATTCGGAAGACACTCTCAGATCCAAGCCTATTCGCTTTCTCGGACTTGACGAAGTTGACATGTACCCAGGCTGGACAGTCTCAAAAGCTATCGAAAGAACTGAGACCTTTTCCAACAGAAAAATCTTTCTTTGCTCCTCTCCTAAAAAGCTCGTTGATTCTATAATCTGGGCAGAGTACCTCATGTCAGATCAGCGAGAATTCTTTCTTCCTTGCCCTGAGTGCGGTCACATGCAGACGTTGAAATGGAAGAACCTCAAGTTCGAATACAATCGGGAAACGTTTAAACTCACTGGAGAGGTGCTTCTGGCGTGTGAAGGTTGCGGGACGTTGATCAGCGAGAGCCAGAAACTCGCAATGCTACAGAAAGGAAAATGGATCCCGGGAAATCCAGATGGAAAATATCCAGGGTTTAGACTTCCTCAATATTATTCAGTCCTCGGAAGTAGCAAGTGGAGGAGTGCAGTAAACAAGCATCTAAAAATTCTGCAAAAGAAAAAGAAAGGCAACCCGACTTACATAGAAGATCGAGAGACTTGGACAAATGACGTTGACGCTACTCCCTGGGAAGAAGTTATGGATCCAAAAATGAACTGGGAGAAATTGTTCAACAGAAGAGAGGCTTACAATCCTGAGCCGCTAAACGAAAAAATCATTCTGTTGACAGCAGGGGTTGACATTCAAGATGACAGAATCGAAGTTCAGGTTATTGGCTTCGGCCTTGACTACGAAACTTATGTTGTGGAATATAAAACTTTTCATGGGAAGTTATCTGATCTTGAAATCTGGTCACACCTTGATGATTTTCTTTTGAAATCATATCGCCATGCTTGTGGGCAACGAATGAGAATTATGTCGGCAGCGATTGACACTGGTGGTCACTATCCTGCGAAAGTTTATGAGTTCACAAAAACGAGATATACTCCGAAGATCAGGTATGTGTTTGCCATTAAAGGTGCAAGCTCATACAACCAGCCAATCGTCAAAGCTCCTTCGAAACAGCAAGGCGCCTATTTATTTGTAGTCGGAACTGATACTGCAAAAGATCACTTGAACGAGTGCTTGAAAACAGAACTCCCTGGGGCTGGATATGTTCACTTTCCATTAACAATGCCAGAAACTTATTTTCATCAACTTTGTTCTGAACGAAAAGTGACAGAGTGGTTCAAGGGCAAGAGGAGAAAAGTCTGGAAGAATACGAGTCGGGCAAGGAACGAAGCTCTTGACACTTTCGTCTATGCAATAGTGGCTTTGAACATTTTACAATATTGGCTTTATCCGAACGCTACAGTCTCGCAGATGTTAGAGGATATTTCAAAAAAAGAAAATATAACTTTACAAGCTCCGCTGGATAATGTAAAGCAAGATGGTAATCAAAAAGCAAGTCAGCCGCAGAGGCGAAAGCCAAAGCGAAGGGTTATTTCAAAGGGAATTCAAATAGGGTGAAAACAATAGTTATTAATGGCGTTGAAAAGGGAGTAGAGATTGACACGCTGGGATACAGTGCGGTAGTTTTTCTTGCAAACAAAGAAGTATTGCAGATGCCAACGGTGACTTATAGCAGGGGAATTGAAGGCGTACAAGGAATTCTTAATTGTCGCGACTGGGTGCCAGTCGTTGACGGAATGATTTTCAATATAGCGAATACGGGAGACGCGTAACTAATGGCATTGACTATCACAGAAATGAAAACGAATACGGATAAGTTGATTAGATGTGCTTGTTGTTGCAATAAAATAGACAAAAATGTCTTCCCTCAGTACATAGATAATTCTACTGACTGTAATTTAATATGTAAACAATGCCATGAGGACACATTGATAGAATCTGATATTTGTAAGCATTGCAATGGCTCAGGCGTAGAGCCAATGGGGTTATTTGGATGTACTGAATGTTTAGGTGAAGGGACTAGTATCTAATATGGCATTGACAACAGTGGAAATGGAAACGAATCTCGCCAATGCAAATGCAGCCTATGCCGCGGCGTTGAACTCTTTGCAGTACACAGTAGGGAACAGGTCAAAAACGAATCAGAAAGTCAAGGATCTTCGTGAGGAGATAACATTCTGGACAAGTCAGATCGCAAAAGCGAACAGAGGTGGAATTCAGATTCGTGGAATATCCACAGTTTAACGGGAAAAGGGAAGGCAAATGAAAGACAAAGACAGGAAAAAAGAAGAAAAAACGTTTTATTATGTGAATCCGAGTTCTCCGTCCGAGCCAGAGGCAAAGATCTTTTGTGCAAATTCTCATTGCGTGAACTTCATTCCAGTTCACCAGACATGTAATCTGAAAACAATCTTGATCAGTGCGAAAGGAAAATGTGAATTTTCTGTTAAAAAGAAAGTTCCTAAATTAAGAGCCCATGAAAAACAATCTAAATCAACTAGCAAATAGCGACGGCCCTATCAACATGGCAGCCTTGCCATTGATCGCTCAACAGAACATGATTGAGAAGCACAACTTTGTTGGCATCGCTGGCGCCTATAATGCTGGATCAAAGAAGCGTAGGACGATTAAAAATTTCGATCCAAAGACCGGAGACGCTGACGCTGACTCCCTGGATGACCTGCCAACGATAAGAAGCCGAAGTCGTTCGCTGTTAAGGAACACTCCAATCGCTTCTGGTGCGATCAAGACAAATCAAGTTCATGTTATTGGGTCTGGCTTGAAGATGCAATCAAGGATCAATGCAGATGTGTTGAACATGAGCGAGGACGACGCTGACAAGTGGCAACAGAAAGCGGAGCGGGAATTTAATTCATGGGCCGAGTCTCTCGATTGCGACATCAACAGAGGCAAGAATTTTTATGACTACCAAAATCTTGTTTTCAGATCTGTTCTTGAAAGTGGTGATTGTTTTGTTCTTCCGTTGTTCAAAGAAATCAACACTCTCAACTATGGATTAAGATTGCAAGCTCTCGAAGCTGACAGAATTGAGAACCCGAACAATAAGCCAGACACTACAACACTGGCAGGCGGGATCGCAAAGAAAAAAGACGGGACCCCAAAAAAGTATTGGGTTCGGACAACCCATCCGGGGTCTCAGTCAACTCCAATCGAAAGGAAGTGGGATTCGATAAGTGCCTTCACTGGAAATGGCAGAAGGAAAATAATTCACATTTATGAACAGTTGAGGCCAGGGCAGACAAGAGGCGTTCCTTATCTTGCGCCAGTGATTGAGATGTTGCACCAGCTCGGAAAGTACACTGACGCCGAATTGCAAAGTGCTGTCATTTCATCCTACTTCACAGTGTTCGTGACCACCCCTGACGGAGGTGGGAACTTCTCAACGTTCTTGCCTAGCGACGAAGGCGGGGAATCGACTGACGAAGATTACACAATGGGATCAGGTGCTATTGTAGGACTCGCAGAGGGAGAGGAAATTTCTACAGCGAACCCAGGAAGACCAAATGCAACGTTCGATCCTTTTGTCCAGAGCATTTTGAGACAGATCGGAACCGCCCTGGGGCTTCCGTTCGAATTGCTCATTCAACATTTTACGAAAAGTTATTCGGCTGCAAGGACTGCAATGCTGAACGCTTGGAAAGTTTTCTTGACTCGCAGATCATTTATGATTGATCACTTCTGCAATTTGGTCTATGAACTCTGGATGGAGGAAGCTGTTCTCAGGGAAAGAATAATCGCTCCTGGGTTCCTAACGGATCCTTTAATGCGAAAAGCTTATCTTGGCAATCTTTGGATTGGCCCTGCCGCTGGCCAGATCGATCCGACAAAAGAAACAGCCGCGGCCCAGGCAAGAGTCGATGGATTTTTCAGCAACATTTCAATTGAGTCTGCCGCAATGGGAATTGACTTTGATCAGAACATTAAGCAAATAGCAAAAGAGCAAAAGAAACTTCTGGCCATTCGACAGATGATGACTCCTGTGGTTCCAGAGGTGGCAGCGCCAAACGAGGAAGTGGATGATGTGAATAAAAATATTGACAACCCTTTGAATGAGGAAACAGAAGATGGCAACAAAAAATAAAATCAAATTGTTCCCGTCATTGTGGGCGATAGCCGAGCCAGAGTTGGCAAAAATTGAGTCCTTATATTCTGGGTTCACAAGTGACATGATCATCGGCCTTGAGAGAGATTCGAAACTTGTCACTGCCAATCTGCAGGCGTTTGATATTGCAGACATTTCCCAGGCTGGTCTTTCTCCTGATGTCACTATCATGGACAATGTTGGCATCTTAAGAATCGAAGGAGTGATCACGCATAAGTCAAGTTTTTTTACAATGCTTTTTGGGGGTGCAACTCTCGACAGTCTTACAGCAGATTTCAAGTCCCTGATGAATAATGAGCAGGTTGACACAATCGTTTTGGATATTGGATCTCCTGGCGGAACTGTTCCTGGGGTTCAAGAGTTTGCAAATCTTATTTTTGATTCACGAGAACAAAAAAAGATAATTGCGATTTCGTCTTCGAGTATGATGTCTGCCGCGATGTGGATCGGTGCGGCGGCTGAACATGTTTTTATTACTGGTGGCACGGTGGTAACTGGAAGCATTGGTGTTTTGAAAACTCACGTTGACACCTCATTGCGCGAAGCCAAAGAGGGAATTGCTGTCACAGAGATTGCAGCAGGAAGGGATAAAAGAATTGCGTCCACACATGCGCCTTTGACAGATGTCGGTCGTTCTGTATTGCAAGCGCAGGTTGAAAAGGTCATGGATGTGTTCGTTGGAGACGTTGCAAAGTTTAGGGGAGTGAGTGAGCAGGAGGCACGAAGCAACATGGCTGACGGCAAGACGTTTATCGGTGACGATGCGGTAAAGGCTGGACTTGTCGATGACATAAAAACTTTTGATTTATTAATTGAAACCATTAATCATGGAGGACTGAATATGGGCGCATTTACAAAGAAGGACGCTAATCTGGAAAATTTGAGAGTGGAACACGCTGACATCTACAACGAGGCTGTTGCCGTTGGTGCTGATCAGAACAAAGTCGTTCACGCTGAGGCTGTCAAGACAGCAGAGGCGGCAAGTTACAAGACGGGCGAGGATGCTGGTGTTGTTAAAGAGAGAGCAAGGATTTCTGGAATCAATGAATGTACTATCGTTGGTCAGGAAAAACTTGCAGAGGCTTTCATTGCTGACGGCAAGACAACTCCCGGCGAGGCTGCCATTAAGATGATCAATGCAAACAAGACCGCAAACGTTGACGGCCTTGAAGTTATCAAAAAGACTTCCGCTCAGGCTGTCGCAGATGAAAAGGAAGAAACTATCGTCGCCAAGGGTGACATGACCGCGAAACAGAAGTGGGACGCAGATCCAAAGCTTGCGGATGAGTTCTCCAGTTTCGAAGCGTTCGAAGCAGTAGAAAAAAATTCTGATAATTACAGAATCAAAAAGTCTGGATAAACAAGATCACGCAGTTGTTAAGTAAAAGTTGACAACTTGATTTCGTTGAATATGAATTTTAATGATTGAAACTTTTTAGAAAATTGGAGGAAAGATTATGACAACACTTGCAGTCAATGTGGCGAGAGCTTTTGTTCTCGGAAATGAAAACGACTTCCCAGCCATTGCGGATATATTTTTTGAAGGCTCTGCCGTTGGGCTTGTTGATGGGACAGGTCACGCAAGACCGCTGGAAGCGACTGACAGATTCGTTGGGTTCGTTCAAGAGAAGTTGGACTCCTCATTAGTCGCCGCGGCTGTCAGAAACGTAAGAGTGAGGAAGCGTGGAGTGGTCAAGCTTTCAGTTGCTGGCGCTGTTATCACTGACGTTGGACAGCCTGTTTATGCGACAGACGATGACACTTTCGTGTTCTCTCCTGTTGGTGCAGTATTCATCGGCAAGGTAGTTCGCTTCGACTCCTCTGGTCTTGTTGATGTTGAATTCGATGCTGGCAACATGGCTGATCCTTACGGTGGCAGAATCTGGGAAACTTTCTCAGCAGCCGCAACATTGGACGTTGAAGATACAGCAAAAGGATTCTGGGTTGACACTGACGCTCAGACAATGACTCTCTTGACTTTTGCGGCTACGACAAATATCAATGTCATGGTTGTGACAGGTGGGGCTTTCGGAACTGTCGGAACTGCTATCGATCCTGCCGCTGGAGACTTGATCTCAGGTCCTAACGATACAGGCGCAGACGGTGGAATCATGACTAACACGAAAGCAACGGCAAGGCGTGGCGATTACGTCATTCTTCATTCTGGTGGAGACGAAGGTTATCACGTTATTGAAAAACGTGGAATCTGGACAATCGCTTAATCAGTAAATATTTAACGTGAGAGAGGGGTTGTTGTTCTTGCAAGCTCTCTCTCCTATATTCTTTTTTTCGCCTAGAACTTTTAATGAACAAGGAGGGTAAACATGGGCGCACTAGCATTATCAAGCAGAGCCATAATTGGCGAATTTTTCTTGCGTTTAGAACAGAACGTGGGAACGTCTTGGATCGATAATGTTTCGATGTTGTTTCAGTCGAATCAAGAATCTGAGACCTACAAATGGTTGGGCATGGTTCCGCAAATGAGAGAATGGCTTGGAGGTCGTAACGCCAAGGGATTCAGAGATAACGGAATCACTATCACCAATCTGGAATTCGAAGCGACTCTTGAAGTTCTTGTCAAAGAGTTGAGAAGGGATAAGACCGGTCAGGTTCTTTTGAGAATCAGAGAACTTGCTGATCGAACAAATTCTCACTGGGCAAAGTTGCTTTCTCAGTTGATCATCAATGGAGAAACTAATCTCTGTTATGACGGAGCGGAGTTCTTCGCTACTGATCATGAGGAAGGTGACTCAGGAAGTCAGTCAAACGACATCACTTCCGATGTCGGAACGACTACCGCTCCAAGTGCGGCTGAGATGGAGATCGCAATCCTTGCGGCCGTCACTCAGGTTTTATCTTTTGTTGATGACGAAGGCGAGCCAATGAATGAAGGAGCAAACTCTTTCGGAGTTATGGTTCCAGTTCCGTTCATGGCGGCAACGCTGTCAGCTTTGAAGAACGCAACAATCGTGGACAGCAACGGTTCAAGAGTCAACACGATTCTTTCCTCAGGTTTCAGTTTTGACTTGTGGGTGAATCCAAGATTGACTTGGACCACAAAGTTTGCAACGTTCAGGACTGACGGAAACGCAAAGCCGTTGATCAGACAGGAGGAAGAAGCTGTTAAGGTTGACGCCATAGCAGAAGGTTCCGAACTTGAGTTCAATGACAAGAAACATCACTATGGTGTTTCAGCTTCTCGTAATGTGGGTTACGGATTCTGGCAACATGCGAATCTGACAACTCTGGTTTAATATATCTTTGCCTGCCTCTCTCTGTTGGCTTTCGGGCTTTCTCCTTTCCCCCGACTGTCAGCAGGGAGGGCTCCCATAAAATAAAATGTCAACATTCAAAGACGATCTAACAAACGACCTAGAAATATTTTTAAACTCTGACGAATTCGCTGTCGATGTAACCTATTTAGGCAATACGATTCAAGGAATTTTTGATGATGAATTTTCAAGTGCTGTTCAAGGAGAGATGGGAGTTGAGTCAACAGTGCCTCAAGTTCTTCTCAGAACAAGTGACGTTCCAAATGTAGCACACGGAGAGACAATGACGATCAATTCTGTCGTGTATCAAGTCATTGGAATACAGCCTGACGGAACGGGCATGACATTAATTTTATTGTCAGAAGATTAAAGGAGAGAAATGGACGGAAAGCAAGTGGGCCCAGGTCACAAGAACATTCCAAGACCGACAGACTTTTACACAGAAGTTGAAAAGGGAAGAGTCCCTGGCCATAGCATTGTTCATAAGTTTGGGCATGGCGTTGTTGGAACAACTCTCGCTCCTCTCACTATCAGTGGGGTGTATCAAGTTCCGACTGTCGCGACCAGTCTTGAATTTGTTTCCAGTGATGTCAATGACACATTCCTCGGTTCAGGCGCAAGGACGATTCAATTCACTGGGATTGATGAAAACTGGAACGAGACAGTATTTACAATTGAAACAAACGGGACGACAGCAGTCCCTCTCCCGACTGATCTCCTTCGACTCTATACATGGGATGTCCTGACAAGCGGAACTTATGCAACGGGACTTGCTGGAAGTCATGTTGGCGCTCTGACAGTGAGAGCCGCTGAAGCGGGTGCAACGTGGAGCATTATCGAAAACGCTCCTTTTCCTGCGGGTCGATCAGAGATCGGAGCCTATACAGTTCCGAACGGAGTCAGGGCTTATATTATCCAGCAAGAACTACACGGAGACAGCGTGAAGTCTGTTGATGTTTTCTTGTTCAAGCGAACAGGCGCTGACATTATAGTTGCTCCTTTTTCTCCGATGACAACATTGAGTCACTGGGTTGGAATTTCTGGAATCAATGCGACAGACTTCAAAGCTCCAGTTGATGGATTGCCAGCAAAAACGGACATCGGATATATGGGACTTATTTCAAATGGGACTGGAAACATCTCAGTTCACTTCTCGATTCTTTTGATTGCAGACGGTTATTGATACTGTCAGTGTGCTTTGAATTATCGAGACATGGATAGACATGCTTCATTGTTTTTGCGTTGCTCACAGACGATCTGAGAGCGAAGAATTTTGAGAGGATAGAGAAAAAATGCCAGATGCAAATACAAAATTATTGCTTCATATGAATTCGGATTTTTCTGATTCGAGTGATTCCGGGCATACGCCTACAGTAAATGGGGCTACAATAGATACAGGTATAAAAAAGTTTGGTGCGGGTTCGGGAAAATTTGTGTCTGCATCTTCTCAATATGTTACCTTTTCTGATTCCGTTGATTGGACTATGGGGAATGGTGATTGGACTGTAGAGGCTTGGTTTAGAAGAGCCGGTGCGGTTGCTGCTTTAGAAATTATTTTTGGTCAAATTGGTGTTACTGGTGCTAATATCGATGCGTCTTTTTTTGGTGGGATACAACCATCTGGAGCTTTCTGGGCAGGAACTAACATTGGAGTAGTCTCACATCAATTAACTGGTTCAACTACAGGACTTAACGATGGGAACCAGCATCATTACGCAATGGTAAGAAGTGGTATAAATTTCCTTCTTTTTGCTGATGGAGTGCTTGATGCCTCGCTTGCGGACCTTGGCACTTCGTCTATCAATGATTCAGCTTTTAATTTTAGCATTGGAAGGATGGGCGAACGTGTTGGTAATTATTACAATGGACATGTGGATGAATTTCGTATTTCAAAAGGTGTGGCCCGTTGGACTTCCGATTTTACGCCACCAACTTCAGAATATAACGGTGCGCCGCCTAGTGGCGACATATCAATTTTTAGACGCAGAATAGAAGGAGGGTAAAAAATGCAAGGAACGACTTTAAGGAAATATGGAGTTCAGGCAACAATCAATTTTGAATTATTTGAGATTGATGGAATTGATTTTAGGATTGACGCTGTTCATGCCGCCGGTGATTCTGTGATAATGAAAGACGAAGGAGCAGAGGCCAGTACCGCAAATGGCTTTACTGATGAAGGCAAAGGGTATTCTCTTGTTTTATCTGCAACGGAAATGCAAGCGGCAAGAATTGTAATATATTTATCTGATTTAACAGCGACAAAGGTTTGGCTTGATAAAGCTATTGTTATTGAAACATATGGGCACGCCTCTGCCATGCATGCCTTTGATTTTGATACTGCAACGCAGAACGTGAATGTTGCGAGTCAAGATAACATCGATTTTGGAGCATTGCAAAAAGCAAGTATCACGACAGCAGTTCCTACGCCCGCTGAGAACAGAACAGAAATGGACGCCAACTCAACAGGGCTCGCGGCTATATTCTCAGGCACAGACACGATTATCCCTGCACTGATTGCCGCGCTAAATGATTTGAGTGCCGCGCAAGTAAAAACGCAGGCTGATGCCGCCTTGACTGATTACGATCCTTCAACCAGAGCGGAAAACGTTGCTGATGCAAGCGCGATAATTACCGAAGTCAATGCAAACGAAACGAAAATTGATGCCTTGTTTACTAATGCATTGACTGAAAGTTATGCCGCAGATGGAGCGCCTGCGAGCCCTGCGGAATTGCTTTATATGATTTGGAGTTTGTTATCTTCGTTGAAATTTGTGACAACAGTTGGAACATCTAGAAAACTTGACGGCACATCCTCGGCAATGACATTCGCGATTGACGATCCCGACAGCCCGACAGACATAAACAGGTCATCATAAAATGAGCAATAGAATATTAACAAAAGGTTTAAAAACTGGAATACTTAGTGATGGCGCTGTCAGCTTTATCATAAGAAGGGGATTGTCTTCCCTCTTGATCGTTGTGCCCGAATTAAGTTCAAGGCGCCAGCGGATAGTCGATCAGATCAAAGCACTCCTGATGACCGTGACAGTTACGAACGGATTCAAGACTGATATAGGGTCAAGTGTTTTTGAATGGAAGTCCACCGACTTCCAGATCACGGATATGCCCGGGGTTGATGTTCGCGATCCGGAGGAGCAAGTTGCGACAAGAGGCACGAATCATATTTACACGTTGACAATTGAGATTGAGGCAAAAGTTTCGGCGAGTTCGTCAACGAATCAATCAAGGGAAGTCCTTGCAGATATTCAAACCCTGATGGGGTCCAATCAGAATCTTGGGGGGCTTGTATATAAAGTAACTCCAGTAGATAATGAATTATTAGATTTCGAGAAAGTAAATAACAAATTGGGTTCAGTTTTAATTCGCTTTGAAGTCGAGTACGCGACAAAAGCATTTCAACCTTACACATAGGAGGAAGTAAAATGTCAACAGGCGATTACACGCTAGGTGGTGCAAGATTATTTTTTAACGACGGAGCGCAGGATGGAGCGATAGGAAACGGGTTCCTTGATCTGGGAAACATTCCAACGTTCTCGATTGAAAGAACGATTGCAGAGATAGAACATTTCGCATTCATTGCAGGTTCACTCTCTCGCCAGAAGGACTTGAACATCGTGACTGATATTGGAATGAGTTTCAATTTTGCTGTCGATGAATTGTTTTCGCAGAACTGGAATATAATTCTCTTTGGAAACGGAACTGTTTCGACTGTTCAATCTGGAGACACGATCACAACAGAGTTGAAGAACGCTCCTGTCCTTCTTGACAGGTCGATCTTTACTGACGAAACAAATATTTCGTCTTTGGTTGTAACTGGAGCGTCAGGAACTCCGGTATTCGATGTGACGGATGACTATCTTCTTGTGGATGCTGTCACTGGAGAGATCAAGATCGTTGACGGTGGTGCGATTACTACAGGCCTTGCTCTTGAGCTTGATTATACATCGGCCGCAAGAACAAGAGATAGAATCGTTCCTGGCGATGACACGTCCATCAAAGGATCTGCACGACTTGAGTTCCAAGGGCAGAACGGTGGAAACATCACTTGGATAATTCAGAATTGTGAGATCAAGCCTGATGGATCAAGTCCGATTTCTTCAACGGAAGTTTCAGAATCTAATTTGATCCTGAACATTCTTGTGGACAAAGTTGTGACTCCAGCAGAGCCTTTCGGTTTTGTATTACACGGTTCTTAATTCTGAAAAATTATGAAAACTTTTTTTGCTGAAAAGCATATCGTTATTACAGACGCCGAGGGCGAGAGGTTGGAGTTCTTTATGCGTCCGATTAAGATAAAGGAACTTCCTATTATTAATCGGATTAGTGTCTTGGCTGAATCAGAAGGCACGGAAGAATTCACAACTCCTATGCTCCTTTCGCTGATGATTGATTGTCTGAGCATCGACGGGGCCAACGTCCCCGGCGATGCTACAGACGATTTAATCAAAACTTTTATTGATTATAACTTTCCAAAGCCAGACGAAACCAAGACGCAAGAGAGCAAGAGATCGAAAACAAAAAAAGATCCAGAGCCGATTTCTTTTTTCATTGATTTTTTAGTGAACCAAGGCCACAGCGTTTCAGATATCAAGGAGTTTACTATGTCGCAATTTAACGAATTAATAATGAAGGCGGGAGAGAGATTAAATCCAAAATCAAAAGTAATGGACCCTCTTGAAGCTTTTGCAAAGATGGGAATTCCTATAAGAAAGAGAGTCAATGGCAGATAGAGTTGACATTGAAATTGGTGGGGATACTTCAAGTGCCAAAGCAAGTATCAAGGACCTAGAGCAATCAACAAAAAAGTCCTTTGAGAAAATGGCTGGCGACGCTGAGGAATCAAGCGAAGATATTTCCAAATCGTTTAAGAGGGCAGGAATCAGAACCGAAAAAGCCATTCATAAAAGTTCCGAGAAAGCTCGGAGCGACTTTGAAAAAATAAAGAATTCTGGTGTGGCTTCTGCAAACGATATCAAACGTGCCCACAATGCAATGACTGCCAAGCTCAAAAAGAACAGCAGGGAATTGTCAACGAGTTCAAAACGGATCGGAGACATTTTCAAAAACATCAAAGGAACTATCATTGCGGCAACAGCCGCTGCCGCTGGTTTCTTTGGGGTTAAAGTATTCGGCGAGGCTATCAAATTTGAATCTGCGTTGCTTGATCTCCAGAAGGTAATGAGCGACACCGAAGGAAGCGCCTCGCAGTTTACAGCAATCAGTGAGGAGCTTGCGAAAAAATTCGGAGTTTCTTCTGCGGAAGTTCTGCAAGGTGCTGCCAATTTCAAACAGGCTGGATTTAATTTACAGGAAGCGTTCCTGTTGCAAGAGCAAGCGTTGAAGCTTGTCATTGCTGGAGATCTGGAAGCGGCAGAGGCCGCGGAGCTTCTCGTGTCAACGCTGAAAGGATTTGACGCTCCAGCGTCAGAGGCCGCAAGACTGACAGACGTATTGAATGAAGTCTCCAACAGGTATGCAACGAACTTGAAAGAGCTTGCAATCGGTATGGCAGAAGTTTCTCCTATTGCCAGAATAATGGGATTTACTTTCGAAGAAACTGCAGGACTCTTGACTCCGATCATTGAAGTTTTCAGATCAGGAACCGAGTCATCACAAGCGTTCCGAACTGGACTATTGAAACTCCTTGACGATGCGGTCCCAGTGACGAACGCCCTAAGGGATCTTGGAGTAGATCAAAAAGAATTAAACGGATCAATGCGATCAGGAAAAGACATTCTTGGTGATGTCTCTCAGGCTTTCGTTGGACTAGAAGAAAACCAGAAGTTAGTCTTTGCAACTCAGATCGTAGGAATCAGACAAGCAGCCAAGATGGTTCAAGTCTTTAACGGGTTAGCAAAGACAACAGAGATCACGAACGTCGCCATGAACTCCCTGGGGTCGATCAACAAGGAAGTAAATATTCGTTTAGCATCTACAGCAGTTAAAGGAAAGAAGGCCGCGCAGTCTTTCAATATCATGGCGAAGAATCTGGGAAACATTTTGCTTCCGATCTGGAACAAGCTTCTCGACGTTGCCATTGTGACATTCGATGTCATGGCGAAAGGGTTCAATGCCACTAAGAAATTTATTGATAATCTTCCAGACTTCACTCGATTTGTTGTTCCCTTCCTCGGGTTGATCAAAGCGTCAAAGAAGCAAAAAGAAGCCACTGAGGATCTTGTCAAAGCCAATGACGCATTCGAAAAGTCAGAGATGGAAGTTAAGAAAAGTTTGGAAGCAAGTGCAGCCTCTTTCGAAGAACGTAAACGATTACGAATAGAGGACGCCCAGTCAGCGTCAGACGCGGCACAGCAAGAACTCTCTGCCATTGCCGTTACTGTTGAAGCACAACAGCAGAAAAACAAAGCTTTAAAAGAGAGTATCAGGAGCGTCAAAAAAGAACTCACTGAGCTAGAGAGAGAGTTAAACACAGCAACGTCCTTTACTGAAAAAATATTTGCGGCAATAGCGAAAAGCAAAAAGACAATTGCACAAGCTCAATTTGATCCACTAGAAAAACTGGTCGATGATCTTGCCCGGGCGAGAGAAGCTTTCAAGAAAGCAGTCAAAGAAGGTGCAGAAGGCAACATTGAAAAAGCAAGGGAGTTGACTCTTTCAGCAGTAAACGCAGCCAATGCGATTCTGGAAGTCCAGAAAGGCGCTGCCGAGGAGTCTGGAGTCACGACAAGCGAATTGAACAGAGCGACAGATCAGGCCGAACAACTTGTCAAGTCGGCAAAGAACTTCGCTGTTGAAATGCAAGAGGCAGCCGCAGGAGCGATCCCTGCCGTTAAAGATCAACTCGCAACACTGGAGGCAGACCTGGTCGCCGGGAAAGACACTCTCGTTGGATTGAAGGCTGATATAAAGATCGCACAGACGGAAGCAGAAATGTTGAAAAAAATCCTTGAGAGAAATACGACAGCAACTCACACTCAGGTGATTAACACTGTTAACACTGGAGGAGGCGAGAGAAGGATCCCTGGCTTCTCGACGGGAGTGAAGTTGCCTGGGTACGGAGGGGGCGACAAGATTCTTGCAAGACTTGAAGCAGGTGAGAGAGTGATCAAAAAAGAAGCTGTCCGAAATCTTGAAGGACTTGGCGCGAGAGCCATGACTGCGTTACACAAGGGAGATATAAAAGGGCTCGTTGATAGCCTGCCAGCTTATCAAGAGGGGGGAAAAGTTGCGCCTCCTGAAGGAGCGAGAGGGACGACGAATCTTAACTTGCAGATTGGAGATAAAACATTCCCGACTGTTGCAAAGCAAAGCGTGGCCGACGAACTATCTCAAGATATTAAATCAATCAACCGGATACGAGGACGGAAACACAATCCGTATTAAACTATGCCCGCTACAGTGATAAAATTTTACACGTTCGAACCTATTGGAAACTTTGCTCTTGGAGACAAGGATGTTCACTTTCACGAAGCTCCGGGAGGGGTCTCTCACACTATCAGACATTTAAATCCTGTGAATGCAAGGCGAGTACAAAATGGATCGCTGATCACTCAAACAATCAGATATAATAAAAAAGATATTAACTTGACGATCACTTTTTTCGATGTAACAATGAAAACTTATTTTCAGGCATTATATGAATCTGGGCTTCGAATGACATTATCGATCTGGGTCGAGAACCCTACAACGTTCGCGGAAGAAACTGAGTTCAGTGGAATCGTTCAGATGCTTTCACTTGACGAGGACACGGACGAGTCATCAAACATTCGAACTTTAACAATGAATCTTTCGGAGGTGTAAACTATGGCGGGAAAACTTGTAACAATTGGGCATTCAGATGTTTTGACTTGGTACTTTAAAAACGTCCAGAGTTCCAGAGGTGCCGACGCTCTCTATCTGGGCCTGTACACTGATACAGTGGAACCTCCAATCGGGGCAGCCTTACCAGCGACAGACATCGCAGAACTTGCGCTTGCTGGTTACGCTCGGATCCAGTTGCTCGATGCTGACTGGACAGTCGTGGGAGATCAAGTTGACAACGTTCTGAAAACTTTCACAGCGGCAGAGAATTGGGGGAACGTGTACGGTTCTTTTTTAACAAACGCACCCGCTGGATCTTCTGACCTCATAGCGGTCAAACATTTTTCGAATGGCCCGTTCAATGTCTTGGACACAAAAACAATTGATATCACTCCGAAGTTTGTAATCGCCAATGTGTAATTGTTTAATCTATTTTTTTATAAGGAGGAATTAAAATGTCAAGTTATACAGTAGCAGTTCCCGACATAGTAGCAGGAGGGGATCCACAAACTCTCGTGAACATCTTTTCTGTTGCCGGGTTGTCTCGTGGAAAAATCAACAACATAATTGTTTCAAGTGGTGCGGCTCCTGACGATCAGGCGAACAACTTTGAAGTCAAGAGAACGACTGGCGTTGGCACAGAGGGAGCGGGAGTCACTCCGAACCCACTCGATCCAGACACAAAGGCATCCGCTTTCGATGCTGGTGAAGGTCATAGTGTCGAACCTACAGAAACGGCAGCGTCAGAGTTGTTGGCTTTCAGTATAAATCAGAGAGCGACTTTTTCATGGTTAGCAAATCCTGGCTCTGAAATTATAATGCCAGCGACTACAAACAACGGTTGCAGTGTCGTCCGAAGATCTGGCACCGGTCAATATGTTATTGATTGCACAGTAATTTTTGAGGAATAAATTGTTATGGCAAAAAGAGAAGCAGGGATAATTGTCATAGATGGCCAGCAGGTTGGCAGCACGAAGCAGTGCTGTCACTGCGGCGGCCATTTCATGATGGTTAAAGGCAGTGGCAAACTTCGTGGTTGGTGCATGAAGTGCAATGAAGTAACTTGTGGAAAATTCGACTGTTGTAAGTGTGTCCCGTTCGAGAAGAAACTTGAATTGGTAGAAGCAGGCAAGCTCGTATTCGTTTAATTTTAAAAGACTCTCTCTGTGTGGAATACAAATGACGATTGACAAATACTATGTTGCGCCACAAATTCCTCGCAAGAAAAAAAGGAAAACGAATCCTGGGTTCTCAGTAACCCCAGGGATGCACGTTCCAGTTCCGATCAAGCTCGACAAGTGGGAGCCAAAGAATGCGGTGCCTGTCAGAGAAGTAAAAAGAAACAAAGCAAACGTCACTCAGAATATTCTTGTTGAGTTCAATACGCCAACGCTCCCTGAAGTTCTAATGAACTCTTGGCATCAACAGCAACAACTCGCAAGAATAAAGAAACGTGGCAATCCGAACTCTCACGTTGATATTGATTTCATCGAATCAATCCAAGAACAGAATGGAAACTTTTTTGACACTGGTGTCTTTGCTTTTGAGATCAGAAAAGAAAGCACAGACCAAGCGGACTTTCTCGACAACGACGCCTTCGAGTTCACTATCACTGGAGAGCATGTTGAAGATTTTCAGCTTGAAGAGGTAGAGCCTTTCACGTTCAAGATCGTTTATCCTGAAATAGGAAACGAAGTGTTCAACAGCGGGGTTCCTGGATTCGTCACTGCAAATGTTACAATCGACGGAGTGAATGAATCAGGAATGATTCGAGGAGCGATCCTTGTGACTCGTGAAGATAACACAGCCGCAAGATTCAAGCTTACTCTTGAGTTGGATCAGGACGTAATCCCTTCGCGGAAGCCGTCAGAGTTAATCAACAAAACTGTCAGCATAAGTTTCGGAGCCGCTGACATGGATGGGGTCGTCAGTGATGCCTTTCCAATATTCAATGGGATCTGCAAGCAGGTGTCATTCAATGAAGATCAGC